TGAGCTGCTCAATGCTTTTGACGTTGTTGTCTTCGCAGACCTTCTTCCAGATCAGGGGCTCCAGATGGTCGAGCGAGTCAATCACGACAGTCTTGTAATCGTGCTTGCCGCAAAGCGCTTCGATCGCAGACATGACGTCGTCGTATGACTTAGCGATCGGGAAAGCCTGCAGCGTGAGACTGCCGGCACCGTCTTCCGTTGGGATAAAAACGGCGTTTGGCGCGTCGGCTGCAAAGGTCGTCTTGCCAACACCGGAGGTGCCGAAAACGAGCCCGAACAGCGCGCGCGCAGATTGTGTCGGTGATACCGACTTCAGATCAAAGGCCATGATTACGCCTCCTTGATTGTGATGTATGGTTTCGCAGGGGAGGTCGTAACGGCGGCAGACATTTCTTTGTAGAAGTCTGGCTCGTTGTTCTGCAAATAACGCATTTGCGTGTCGCTTAGCACTTCTTTCAGCTGGACGGGATGCAGATTTGTCGGAATCTTGTGCTTTATGCGCTTCCAGCCTTCCTGATCCAGCCGGCGGTTGTAGCCATTTTTGACTGTAACTTTCGTGCCGTTGGCGAGGGTGGTGGTTTTGCTGCCTTCTTGCACTTGCTCGAGAAAGGGCAGGATCTCGGCTTCGTGCTTTACTCGTTCGAGCTTAGCGTCGTCTTCAATCTTTTTGAGCTCTGCCAGCCTGGCGACTAGCGATTCTATTGTTGGCTCGTTGTTTCCGTTTCGTGTCGTTTCGTCGGTCATCGAGTGTCTCCTTGTTCGTTGACAAAGAGAACATTATAGATGGCCTACATATCTGTCAACAAAAAGGAGACAGATAGAACAGTTTATTCAAAACGACGCAACGACTACATTTTTCATCGCTTCTTCGTTTTTACCCTTCAGGTAGAGCAGTTCGACGTTGCGCATGTCATAAAACAGGTCGTTTGCTCGTGCGTAAGCCTTCACGAAAGGCAGATCCCAAGGGTGAACGCTGACATACATCATCTCATTTTCGATGCGCACGCATACAAAAACGCTGTCTTTGTACAGCACAAGCGTCTCTGCCGAGTAGCCATCGTAAAAGTGCGACATATCTTTTGCAGCGGCGCGGAACGCTCGATGTGTGCTGCAGCCGCCATGCCTGCATGGCTTAATCATTTCAATCAGCATTTCAATTGGCTCTGCAGAAAGTGTGTCGTCCGGCACAGAATAGAATTCAAGTCCGCTCCCGCAGCAAAACAGGCTCGTTGCTTCCGTCAACGCTTTGTTCGCGTAGAGATCCCAGAGCCGTTGGCCTTCTTTAATTTTTGTTGTTTTCATCAGTGGGCTCCAGTTTTCAAAATGCCGCAACGAGGACGTTCGCGAGTCCGTGATCGTTCGAGCTCTTAATCAACGAGATTTCGGTCATGCGAAGGTCATAGATTTTTTCACACGATCGCGCATGCGACTTCATCGCAGACCAGTGGTTCGGTTTGACTCGGATGTAGTGAAAATCCTGATCAACGCGAACGCAAAGAAAATTGCCCGCGCGTGAGAGCACCAGCGTTTCAGCGCAGTATCCCTCAAAAAAATACGCCATCGACTCAAAGTGAGCGCTGTTTGCTTTTGCAGTCTCGCTGTTTGGTTGCGTTGCGTGCAGATCCAAGATCTCTTTGATCAATGCAACAAAGGGACGAGCCTCTTTGTCGAAGCTGTCCGCAAAATACTGAGCACCGTCTGCTTGCGCAAAGCGCCAATTAGCTTGGCCAAGCGCGCGGTTGATGTAGCCGTCCCACAGTGCCTGTCGCTCGTTATGAGTCTTTTCCATTCGCTGAATCCCTAGCGCTTTCGATCTCCAATAGATGGTTGATGAGCGCGTCTACTTGTTGTTGTGAGGGAATAGACAGTGCGGCAAAGGTGTCTTGCACGTTCAGTCCCGTTGCGGTGTCGTCACGCCCAAACAGCAACCAGGCAGGCTTCACGTTGAACAGATCGGCGAGTTTTACGACGTTCGATCGGTTTGGTGTGGCCTTTCTAGTCTCCCATTTATGGATGACGTTGTGATTGATCCCGGACAATTCAGCTAATTGACGCAAGCTGAGATCGCGTGCATTCCGGAGATCGCGTAAGCGGTCGGCGATGTCCTTCATGGTTTTAGTCTCCTTTTTAATGTCGCCACCCGAATGTATCGCATAGGGTGACAGATGACAACATTTTTGGTGACAGATGCATTGTGTGTTGTTGCTGTCACCTTAAAGGTGTACATTCCAAGCAATGAGCAATACAGAAATTTGGCACAAAATTAGAATCAGCGAACTTGCCACCCGCCTGAACATCTCCCGCGGCTCCGTCTACAAATGGAAATGGGCCGACAAAATTCCAGCCGAGCGAGTCGTGGCCGTTGAAGCCATCACCGGCATCAAGCGCGAAGAGCTTAGGCCAGACTTATTTGGCCAAGCGGCGGATGGCTGAGCCAGTGTTTGCACGAGAAGGGGTAAGAGAGGCGGCGCGTGATCTCGCAGAAGAGGGCTTCACCGTCGTGCCTGCGCACCCTGTGGAGAAGCGACCAATCGTCAAGTGGCAGCCCTGGCAGACTGCAGAACCGCCAGAAGGGCAGCAGGAATACTGGCTAAACAGTGCCAACTACGCCAACAACAACTACGCCATCATCACTGGCAAGCAGATCGTCGTGGTCGATGCCGACAGTGACGACGCCGTCAAATTCGTTCGAGAGAACCTGACCTACACGCCGCGGCGCGTCACGACGAGCAAGGGCAAACACTTTTACTACCAGGTCGATCCCAACTATCCCGTTCGCAACGGCGTGAACCCAGACCTGCGCATTGACCTGCGGGGCCAAGGCGGGTGTGTGATAGCGCCAGGCAGCATCCACGAAAGCGGCCACGTCTATGCACGCGACGACGATCCTGACGTTGATGTCTGGTGGGGCAGCCTGCCGAAGTTAAACGCCGCAGACCTACGCAAGATTAAGTCTTTCAACGAACCTGCGCCTGGGCCGGTCGATACTGGCCTGTCTTTCAGTGTGAAAGAGGCCGGCGAAGCCGAGGGCAACCGCAACCACCAAGCAGCTGCCGAAGCTGGCCGGCTGTTTCGCCAGGGGCTGAGCTCCGACGCGGTGCTCGAGCAGGTGCTGCAGTGGAACGCCTACAACAGCCCGCCGCTCGATCGCGACGAAGTAGAACGCACGGTAAACAGCATCGCGCAGACGCACGCCCGCAACAGCGCAGCTGAGCAGCGCGAAGCGCGCGAGGCGCAAGCCGAAGCCGCTGAAGCGCAGAAGGTGGCGCTCGAGCCAAAGCCCTTCGTGCTCGGCGACGCCAGCAAGATACCGCCGCGGGAGTGGGTTTATGGCCGGCACTTTATTAGAAAATTTCTATCCGTCACCGTAGCGCCTGGCGGCACGGGCAAGACGGCGATCACGCTGGCCGAGGCCGTGGCGATGGCGACAGGCCGCGCGATCATGGGCATCGAGACGCCAAAGCGCCGAGTGTGGGTGTGGAACCTGGAAGACCCGCTGGAAGAGCTTCAGCGCCGGATTGCGGGCATCGCTCAGCATCACAACATCACGCAAGACGACCTGGGCGACAGACTGCTGGTCAACAGCGGGCGAGATGAGCCGCTCATCATTGCCGAGCAGGCCGGCGGGGCCAACGTGCTCACGCCAGCTGCCGACGCACTGACTCACCATATCAAGGCCATGGGCGTGGACGTCGTCATTGTTGACCCGTTCGTGAGCTCGCATCACCTCAGCGAAAACGACAACAAGGCCATCGACATGGTGGTCAAACGCTGGGCGCAGGTCGCTAACGACGCCAATTGCAGCATCGAGCTCGTGCATCACGTCAGAAAGGGCAACGGCATGCAGGAAGCGACTGTCTCTGATGCCAGGGGCGCAAGTGCCCTGGTAGACGCAGCCCGCCATGTCAGACGCCTACAGCGCATGACGGCCGAAGAGGCGCGCAACGCGGGCATCGATGAAGACCAGTTCTGGCGTTACAGCCGCGAAGGCGACAGCAAAGACAACCTCGCACCACCAACCGGCGACTCGACCTGGCGGCAGATGGTCAGCGTGGAGCTCCCGAACGGCGACAGCGTCGGCGTGAGTGAGCCGTGGCAGTGGCCGGACGTCTTCTCTGACCTAAACAGAAACGACCTCGAGGCCGTGCAGCGGCGAGTTGCTAGCAGCGAGTGGCGGGATAACCCAAGGGCCAAGGATTGGGTCGGGATCGCAGTCGGCGAAGCGCTGAACCTGGATACAAACGACACCTATAACAAGTCAAAAATCCGCCAACTACTCAAGGTCTGGATCGAAAACGGGGCGCTGCGCGTCGTCGATAAGCCAGACAAGCATCGCAAGATGCGGGCCTTCGTCGTCGTCGGCAAGTGGTTTACAGAGGGTGAAATCGATGAATAACGGGTGCGCCAGTGGGCTGTTTCTGACTGGCGCAGACTGGCGCAGTCGCAAGCGCCGAGATCAGTGCTGCGCCGGTACTATTTTACTAGTACCAGCAGCTGACTGTCGGCGCACTTTTTCGACGCTGCAAAAGCGGTGCTGCACGAGTGGCGCAAATGGTTAAGGCGAAGACCAAAGCCAAGCCGAAGGCGAAGGCAAAGAAGCAGTCGGCGGGCAGCAAGGGCGAGGAGGCGCTTGCAGCGCAGCTGCAGGCGGCGGGCGTGAGCTTCGAGCGGGAGCAGCTGCTTATCCCTGGCCGCAGGTTTCGGTTTGACTTTGTGATCACCGGCAGCGACCTGGTGATCGAGGTTGAGGGCGGGACTTGGTCTGGCGGTCGGCACACCAGCGGCGTTGGCTTTCAATCGGACTGCTTTAAATACAACAAGGCGCTCGAGCTTGGCTATCGGGTGCTGCGGTATACGACGGGTATGGTGACGAAGGGCGAGGCGATAGCGCAAGTCATGGACATACTATGCGCTGAGAGCGCCGTAGAGGGGCTGTGAGGCGATATGAAGTGTAAGCAATGCGGTAGTAGCGGTCATAGGGTGATCAGCTCTGACAAGCTGCGAGAGGGCGTTAGACGGCGTCGTGAGTGTTTGCGATGTGGAAACAGGTGGAACACAATGGAGACCGTGCTGGTCGAGCGACCGGCAGAGCCGAAGGCGAAGCCTGAGCGCAAGCCCGTGGAGCCCGCGTATCGGCGTGAAGAGCTCGAAGATCTGGCCGATGGTTATGACAGCGAGCTTGACGACATACTCAACGAACTAGGAGCGAACTAAGATGCCTGGTAGACCGATAATCAGAGCGCAGATCAAGAGCCTGGAAGAGCGTGGCGAGGAAGCCGTGTTTAACATGATTGCCGGTGGGATGACTGTGGTGAACACCATGAAGGAATGCCAGGTTGGCCGGCGTGCATTCTACCGCTGGCTTGAAGAGGGCGAAGGTAGGCATGATCGGTACATGCAAGCTCGGAGGTTGTGGGCTGACGCATTGGCTGAAGAGTGCTTGGAGATCGCCGATGGCACGATGGACGCGCACGACGCAACTGTTCGCAAGTTACGCATCGACACGCGCAAATGGTTGGCCGGCAATGTGAACCCAGATCAATGGCGTGAGAAGCGCGATCCGTTGGTCAACATCACGCTGGGTGATCAGCATTTGGCTGCGCTTCGTGAGCTCACAAACGACAGCGTGATCGAGCACGAGAGCGACGAAACCTAGCTCGCAGACACTGGCTCGCGCAGCCGGCTTTGCGCGCAGGAAATGGCCGTGGAACAATTTGCTGCGACAGCTGGGTTAAGGGGCGTTTTGCCGTGGAACACCGCAGATAATCGCACGCAAAACTGTTAGGTCAAC